ATGAAATCATCATCCTGAAGATCTAAGTCGGCGTGAAGAACAACATTTCCGGTAATGTCCGCACCACCATCAACATCCAGCGAGTCGCATTGAACTTCGCCAACTACGTCTACACCGTCTGATTTGGTCCCAAGCTTTTGTGTGCCGTAGTGATAAAGCCGAACATTGCCTTCACTGCCGTCACACAGAATGTAATTCGTAATAGCGCCTGAGCCGTCATCACTCCTTAATGCAATGTCTTCGTTATCCTGATACTGAGTAATAAACAGAGTGCCGGTGTCATTCTCAACATGCGTATCAGTACCGTTGTGGCGGATCGTAAAATCATTGCTTGAGCCGATATTTAACCGATCGTTATCCTGCATATCCAAATTTGCATGCAGATTAACGTCGCCTGTGATGTCTACCGTTCCATCAACATCCAGCGAGTCACACTGGACTTCGCCGACTACGTCGATGCCGTCAGATTTGGTTTTGAACTTTTCAGTTCCGTAATGATAAAGCCTTACATTGCCAGTGCTTCCATCACACAGAATGTAAGCACTAAGACCTCCACTGCCATTGTCACTTCGGATAATAATGTCTTTATCGTCGGTGGTGTTCTGAATATACAGATCACCTGCCCCAACTTGCCTAATAACACCGTCTGTTCCATCGTGATAGATCTCTAAATCATCATCAGAACCAAGCTTGATAATATCGCTGTCTTGCAGATCAAGGTTACCGTGGAGCGTTAGCGTTCCAGTGATGTCAGCCACTCCATTAACATCCAGCGAATCGCACTCAACTTCACCGGTTACCAAGATGCCATTGGATCCAGTTTGCAGCTTCTCAGAACCAAGATTATAAAGACGAACTTTGCCCGCGCTGCCGTCACAAACAACGTAATTAGATATGCCGCCTGAACCATTATCGCTTCGCAGAATTATGTCCTTATCGTCTGCATAGTTGCTGACATATACGTGCCCGGTGTCATTTTCAAAGATTGTATCGGTACCGTTGTGGCGGATTACTAGATCTGCCGCCGTGCCAATCCTGACCTCATTGTCGTCATCAATCTGCAGATGGCCGCCAACCTCAATACCAGTGTTAAAAGTCCAGTAGCCGGTGCTGTTAATCCACTTAATAGTCTTATCAGTCGCACCTTTCAACGTGATGCCGCCACCATCGGCAGTGGTGTTGCTAGGTGATGCAACAGAACCCAGCTCAATGTTCTTGTCGTCGATTGTGACAGTCGTGCTTTCAACCGTTGTGGTCGCACCACTGACAGTCAGATCACCAGAAATGGTGACGTTGCCACTGCCATCGATTGTGACTCGCTGAGTACCGCCTGTCGCAAACGCCAACTGATTTTCGGCAGGCGACAGAATACCCGTGTTGTTGTCATCGGCAAACGCCAACGCTGGTGCGGCTGCCGTTCCATCAGGCAACGTGCGGAACAGGTCGTTAGCTGTAATCTTTTTTGTCTCGTCTGCGCTTACGTCAACAACAGGCACCACGTCAGTTGACGCCAGCGTTGTAGCGGCATCGAGTTCGGTGATCTTGATATTGGCCATGACGCTTACGTTTTGATGACGTACATCATGGCAATGTTACGCGGCCTGGCCTCGCTGCTTCCACTGGTAGCTGTCGTAACAGAGGTGCTGGCTGTAAGAGTCGCGTCACTGGTGCGATAAATAATGCCGCCACCGCTAGTTGAACTGTCAGCGTCATAAGGGAACGTTCCAGTGCGCCGGTCAGTCCACCCGCCACGATTGTTGGCAGTGAAGGACAGTTGGTCATCACCAGGAAAGACGTGGTTGTGAGCTGATGGGCTAATTGATGTAGTGGCTGTGGCGACGTGGTTGTGCACCGCGTTCGTATGTGATTGTGCGGTGCCAAAGTTGCGCCCGCTATCTACTCCACGAGAATCGTCCCAACCACGGACAAACTCGCCACGGAGGTCAGGCACATTGAACGTGCTGCTGCCATTTCCAGCGCCGTGCGTGGTCCCGATTACTGCAAACAGATCGGCGTAAGTTGTCCGGTCGATCGCAGCGCCATTGCACTTCAAGTAACCGCTCGGCACAGTGGTTGTCGCCATCATGTGAACCGATCCAGTCGGCACAGCTTGCGGCAAAGCAGTAAAGCTCAGGTTGCCGCTGCCATCTGACTGCAACACATCATTTGCATTGCCATCGCTGCTGGGCAGGGTCAGGGTGATGTCGCTTGCTGCGTTTGATGGAGCGCGAAGAGCAACAAAATTACTATTGCTGCTGTCCCTAAACCTCAGTGCCTTGCGGTCACGAATGGTGATTCCATTGGTGTCGAAGTGAGCCCGACGAGTGCCGTCAGTGACAATGCTGAAATCGTTGGCAGCATTTTTGAAGAATCCGGTATTGGTGTCTCCGCTAAAACGAACCGGCAAGCTGCTGACCGTACCAGCAGGCACAGTGACGTTGCCTGTAAACGTAGGGCTGGCTTTTAGTGCAAAGCCAAAGTTGGTCTCGGATAGCGTGCCAACAGTGATAAACGCGGAGTCCGCTGCATTGCGGATCTTCAACTTATCGTTATTGGTATCAGCCCACCACATGAAGGCTGTGGTAACTGACGGTTCAGCTGCTCCAGAGTTATTGCTGAACAGCGCGTCGAAGTTGTTGTTTAGGTCGGCACGTACGTCACTGCCGGTGGCATTTTGAATTTGCTGGTCAGCTTGTGCCATTAGCCTCTACCGTGTCCAACAGCGTTCCAACGCACCGTTTGGCTACGGCGTGTGGTGCCATTACTAGCATAAACCGATACGTCAAATCCGGTAGCCGACAAGTTCTCGATCTTGTAAAAGTCGCCACTGGCTTGGGCATTGAAAATAATGCCGACAGATGGGTCTACATAAAAGCCGTTGCCCGTTCCGAACGACACTGATACGTCAGCACTGGCGCTAGTCGTTACCGTGCCAGACAAGCTGCGATAAGGCATCAACGCTTTGACGCGCAGCTGGTCAACGGCAATCTGCTCATCGCTGCTACCAGTCTCAAACTCGGCTTTCAGCTCAAATGCACGGCACTTGATCTCTGCATTATTGAAATGCCGCCAAGAGGTCCAAGTCGGTGATCCCGAAGGATCATCCTCGGTCGTTCGCACGTAGAGCTTGACATCACAGTCGGTTGGCGTCGTGCCATCAAAATCGGTGATCGCATCGAAGTCTGGTGCGTTGTCAATTAGGTTTGTGCCTGGGAAGAACGAGCGAGCACGCAAGGTACTTTCGAGTCGCAAGCTGCCAACCTTGCTCAACGTGTATGGGTTGCCGTTGAACTCATACACACCAGACGTATGAAGCACGGCCCCGTTAGCTGCTAGCTCAAGCTCTTGTTCAACGCCATCTACGGTCAGATTGGTTTTATTGCCAGGGAACGTCGGGTCTTCTGTCGCAGACAATGCTGACACCTCTTCTGTGCTTTCAAGCTCTGGCTTGACATACTCAATCAACGCAAAGTTCTGACTCTCGCGGCCACCAGAGTCGATAAACTTCATTGAATACGTTCCACCCTTGAGGTCTGCGTATGCTTCAGTGGCAGATCCTGCAATCTCTTCAGAGATGCTGGTGGAATTACTCCAAGTGACGTTGGAAGTGTTGGGCGAATGACGCAACCTAACGTGACCACCATTTCGCACGTCAAGGTCAAGAGACTGCCGCCAAGTCAACTTGGCCTGTCCGTTGACCGGAATCATGTCGAAGCTGATGTAGTTAGGGTTGGCTGTAGTCCCATCTGCCAAAAACTCACTGGTGTCCAGCTGTGGTGGAGCAGTCTTTCCTGCAATCGTGAAGCTGTTGGTCGTAATAATGCTGCCCCGATTCAAGTAGTTCCTGGCTTGGATCTGAACATGCAACGTGCCAGCCCGAATGTCACGAATAGTGATCGACGGTGATGCGGTCGTTAGCGTCTCAAAGTTGTCGTCATCAACGCGATATTGAACGCGAAACTCGCTGATGTTGACGCGGTCATGCTCCCAACTAACTGACGCACCAACAAACACGCCTTGGCCTGTTTCGTACAAGAACTCTTCAACAGCGATAGCGCTAACGGGGTTTGGAGTGGCAGACAAGTTTGTAATGTCCCGAGTTGTTAGCTCGTTATCAGACTCAACTGCGTCGTAAATCGTGGCGTTGTAAGCAGCTGCGCTAACTCCGTAGACACCATCCTCTGTTTCAGCAACAGAAAGAATCCTGAACTGCTGAGACTGAATATCAGATGTTTGCACTAAAAACACCGAGCCAGCCGTAGGGGCTTGGCTAAATGCAGACGTAACGTCGATCCTTGCCGTTCCATTCGTTTCGACATGGATGCCGCCAGCCGGAATGCTGCGTGTTTCAGCAATACCACTGGGCAACATGACCGATACCTTTGGATCGTTGTCGCTAGTCGCCACACTAGGACTGAGGTTTTTGTTGCTATCAACAATCAACTCAGTGGTTGTAGCAGAACGAATACGACCACTACGCCTGACACCAGCTCTAACGGGATCAGCAATGTCTACAACTTGTCCAGGGCGAAGAATGATGCCGCTTTCAATGCCAACAGCAAACTGGCACGTCTCAGTCAGGTTTTGCTCTGACAAAAGCGTCCATTTACCAATTCTGTGGGCTTGCCCTTGGCTGTAGCACCCAACAGCCTTGATGTCTTTGTTAATGATGCCGTACTTGGCCACAGCATCATGGTCTTCAACGTACTCAAACTCTGTGTCACCCTGGGTGTCGTAGTTCTGGTATGCAACCGTCGCAACGGTATGACGAGCCTTTTGGGACGTTCCAGTGTATGTAAATAGCCCTTCGATAACGTTTGATGGCCCAAGGGTGTAACTGGCATCGGTCGGCTTGTCTTGGTTCAAAACCAGAGAGCCTGCACCGTAGTAAGCAATGCCTCTAAAAATGGCTGTCATTTCTTGGATAACGTTATAAACCTCATCACGGCTGTTAATCAGCATGTTGAGGCTGAAACGCGGTTCCTGACCGCCTCTGCCGTCATCAACAAGAGCGTTGCAATACTGGCTTACAGAAAAGAAGTCGTACTTATCGAGCGTGTCCTCAGGAATGCCTGCGCCATAACGATCTGAAATCAACAGGTCATACAGGCACCAAGCCGGATCATTCGTCCA